GGAAAAGGTCGATGCGATGTTCGACACCTTCTTCGATCCGAAGATGCCGATGAAGAGCTTCCGCGAGGCGTACGTCGAGGTCACCGGCGATCGCCATGTCACCGGCTCGTTTGCCAACTGCGACCAGCAGCGACTGCGCGAAGCGGTCGGCGAGTCACACTTCGTAGAGGCGATCAGCGCCGCCACGTTCGGCAACATCCTTGGCAATTCCATCACCCGCGCGATGATCCGCGACTACGGCTCGCTGGAAGCCTACGGCGATTGGCGCTGGCTGGCCGATGTGGTGCCGATCAGCGACTTCCGTTCGCAGGAACGCACCCGCATGGGCGGTTACGGCAACCTGCCGGCCGTCGCCGAGAACGCCGCATACGCCGCGCTCGCCTCGCCGACCGATGAGAAAGCGACCTACGCGGTAACCAAGCGTGGCGGCGTCGAGACGCTCAGCCTCGAAGCCATCGCGAATGACGACGTCGGTTTGATCCGGCGCATCCCGATGTCGCTTGCCGTTTCGGCCGGCCGCACGTTGTACGAGTTCGTGCTCGATTTCCTCGCGACAAACGCGGTGATCTATGACGCGACGGCGCTGTTTGTGGCCGGCCACAACAACATCGGCGTGGCGGCGCTCGACGCGACCAGCTTTGCCGCCGCGCGCCTGGCGATGAAGAAACAGTCCGAAAAGGACAGCGCCAAGCGGCTCGGCATCACGCTGCGCCATGTGGCGGTGCCGGGCGATCTGGAAGAGGCGGCTTACAACCTGTTCGTGCGCACCACCAACCTCGACGAATCGTTCACCCAGAGCCGCAAGCCGAAGGTGCATGTGGTCGATTACTGGACCGATGTGAACAACTGGTTTGCCACGGCCGACAACAGCCAGGTGCCGCTGATCGAGGTCGGGTTCTACGGTGGCAAGGAAGAGCCGGAACTGTTCGTGCAAGACCAGCCGACGCAAGGCTCGCTGTTCTCCAATGACCAGATCAAATACAAGATCCGGCATATCTACAGCGGTGCGGTGCGCGACTTCCGCGGCTTCTACGGCGCCATCGTGCCGTAATGAGCCTGGCGACTGTCCAGTCGCTTGTCGATGACCTGGTCCGCGACACGGACCAGGTCATCGCGTCATCGGCGCGCGACGAAGCGATCGCCAATGCGGTGCTGCGCTATTCGGCCGATGCGCCGCGTCGCATCGTCGAAGACGTCGTCGTCGACGTCGACGGCAACCTGCCCGCGCCGACGTTGTGGGCGGAGGGCAGTTCCGCGCTCCTGCAGGCCGAGTATCCGCTCGGCGAGCGTCCCACCACGTACATTCCGCCGCAGCTGATCGAGCCGTATGTAGGGCCGGCCGGCACGGTGCTGATGTTGATGGGCGCCATCGCCACCGGCGAGATCGTCCGCGTGACGTACGTCGCGGCGCATGCGCTCGACAGCACGCACGACACCCTCGTTCCGCAGCATCGACGCGCCGTCGCGGCGTTGGCCGCTTCGGATCTTTGCGGCCAACTTGCCGCTAACTATTCCAACGAATCCGCGCCGACCATCGCTGCGGATACCGTCGACCACAAGGGCAAGTCCGACCGCTGGCGCGCACGTGCGCGCGAGCTCGCCGCCGACTACGCGCGCATCGTCGGCGTGGCGCCGAGCGATCGCACCAAGCCGGCGAGCGTCGATGTGGCCGTGTGCCGCCCGGATTCGCTCGGCCGCAGCCGCCTGTTTCATCCGCCGCATGGATGGCCGATCGCGTGAACATGACGATCGACGCCAGCGATTTTGCGCAGCTCGCGGATTTTTTCCGTCGCGCGCCGGAGATCACACAGCGCGAGCTGCTCACCGTGATGACGGATGCCGACGTGCTCCTGCAGGGCGAGCTCATGCAGCAGCTGCCCGCCGGCGCCGCCGGCGCGGCCGGTTTGCGCGGCTCGATCTCGCACGAGGAACACGCGCTCGCGGACAACGTGCTCGGCCTGGTCGCGAGCAGCAAGGACTACGCGTGGTACGTCGAGGCCGGTACGAAGCCGCACTGGGTGCCGATCCAGCCGCTGATGGACTGGGTCGAAGCCAAGCTCGGCCTGCGCGAGAAAGAAGCCAAGGGCGTTGCGTTCGCGATCTCGCACGCGATCCACAAGCGCGGCACCAAGGCCAACCCGGTGTGGAGTCGCGTGTGGCAGGCCAACCAGGCGGCGATCCGCGCGAAGTTTGTCGCGGCGCTTGAGCGGATCTCCGCGCAGCTCGCGGCTGGCGGTGCGGCATGAGCCTGGCACCGATCCGCGCCGCGATCGTCGCGCGCTTGAACAGCGTCGCGGACATCGGCGTGGTGCACGCCTACGAACGCTACGCAGCGGATCTGGCGCGCCTGAAGGTGCTGTATTTCTCGGCCTCGCACAACGGCGTGCGCGGCTGGTTCGTGCGGCGTCTGGTCACGGCGGAAACCAACAACGTGCAGGGCCGCACGATCGAGCTGGTGCGCTGGCGCATCGCCGGCGTCATGTCGTTCGACGACGCGGTCGCGAGCGAGCTTGCCTTCGACGATCTGATCGAGGGCGTACGCAACGCGTTTGCGCAGGATCAAACCCTGGGCGGCACCGTCGATGATTGCGTGGTGCCGGACAGCATCGGCACCGGCAACGGCGAGTCGGGCATCCAGGTGGACGACAACGGCCCCGCGATGTTCGCCGGCGTGCTGTGCCACGCCTGCCGGCTCGGCCTCAACACCCTTCGTTACCTGGAGCGCAGCGGATGACGCGCGCTTCCGTCCTTCGTTTCCATCGCGGCGAAAAGCCGCCCTTGCAGGAGTGTCCTCTCGTGAAAAACGACAAGCCCGAATCCGCATTACCCGAGCCCGACAAGAGCGTCGGCGGCACTTTCCACTACGACAAGCGCGGCGTGTTCGTTCGGCATGAAGCGCCGACGCAGCCGCGCAGCGAACACCCTGCGCCGGTCGCCACCGACGAGGTGGCACCGCAGGCCAATTGACGATTCGGCGGCGGCGATTCCCCGTTTTCTTCGCGGCAAGCGCCGCCAGTTCCAGTAGGAGTATTCCTCGTGAAAACCCGCAAAACTACCATCTTCGCGAACACCGAGGTCACCTACGGCACGCCCGTGGTGTTGACCGGAGCGAACGCGATCCGCACGCACGAAGCCAAGATCGTGCCGTTCAGCGCCACCGTGATCGAGCGCAAGCTCGATGGTACCGGCTTCGGCAATGACGGTGTGATCCATTCCGGCGCGCACGTCGAGTTTGAGTTCGACTGCGAGCTCTCCGGCTCCGGCGCGGTGGGCACCGCGCCGGCCTACGGCAAGCTGTTGAAGGCCTGCCAGATGAGCGAAACCATCGTCGCGGTCACCAGCGTGACGTATGCGCCGGCGAGCAACGGCACCGACTCACTGACGATGTATTTCCAGCTCGATGGCCAGCGCCACGCGATGCTCGGCTCGCGCGGCACGTGGAGCATCAAGGCCGATAGCCAGGGCATCCCGTACCTGCACTTCAAGTTCATCGGCATGTGGGTCGATCCGGCGAGCATTGCGGATCTGGTGCCGGTGTTCACCGGCTTCACCATGCCGCGGCCGGTGTCGTTCGCCTTCACGCCGGCGATCTCGCTGCACGCCGTGACGTCGGTCTACAAGAGCTTCAGTTACGACCATGCCAACGATGTGCAGTTCTACGACAACCCCGGCGAGCAGTTCGTGGATATTGTCGATCGCAGCCCGGCGGGCTCGATCTCCCTGCTCGCGCCGCTGCTCTCGGTGAAGAATTATTTCACCATCGTGAAAGCCGATACGCAGGGCGTGCTCATCCTGGTGCACGGCATGACGGCCGGAAACATCATCACGCTGAACGCGCAGCGTGCGCAGCTCAAGGAGCCGAAATACAGCGACGACAAGGGCCGCGCGATGCTCGATGCGGGTATCGTATTCGTGCGCAGCGCGGGCGATGACGAGATGACGCTCGCGTACACCTGAGTTCCAGCAGGCAACGTCCATGCCCCCACGGGAAGGTGTTTTTCAACCCGCTCCCATACCCAAGGAAAGCCCCAATCATGTTCACCCTGGCCGATGAAAAGGAAACTCTCTGGTATCCCGTGCAGATCGAAATGGCCGCGAAAGAAGGCGGTCGCACGCAAAAATTCAGTTTCGAGGCCGAGTTCAATCGGCTTGAGCAAGACGAGATCACTGAAATTTTTCGCAAGCGCGAGGAAGACGAGCCGCCCGTGAAAGACGCCGAAGTGCTCGATCGCGTGCTCGTCGGTTGGCGCGGCGTGAAAAATGCCGACGGCAGCGATCTCGAAGTGAACCCAGGGAACCGCGCGCGCTTACTCAACCGGTGTCCCGCCTCCAGCTCGATCGTGCGTGCCTACCTCAAATCCATCGGCATCGAGGGCAAGGCAAAAAACTGACACGCGCGGCCACCTGGTGGGCACAGGGTGGGCCTGGCACCGACATCGAGGAGTATCTCGCCGATCTTCGAGCCGAAGGGTGGGAAGACGCGGCACTCGATCTCGAACGCGCGGAAGCGAAGCGCCTCGCGGAGCCCGGCCGCATCTGGCCGGAGAACTGGACGATCGCGCGCGTGTTCCAAAGCTGCCAGTGGATCGTGCTCGCCGGGTTCGAGCGCGCTCACTGGATGGGGATCAGTGCGCAGGAGATCGACGCGGTGTGCCGGCTGCAAAAGGTGCCGCGCGCCGAGTGGCCTGATGTGCTGCTCGGCGTGCGAATGATGGCCGGCGCCGCGGCGCCCGTGTTGAACGAGAAGAAGGATTAGCGTGGCCGACCCGAAACTAGAGCTACGCCTGACCGCCGACGGCTCCGGACTCACCGGCACGCTGCGCACGGCGAGCGGCGAGCTGCGCGAGTTCTCGGCAAGTGCCGATAAAGCGGGCACGCAAGGCGTCGTCAGCGGCGCCGCGGTCGAGAAGAGCTGGGCGAGTGCTGGCGCTGCGATCGGCGGCGTTGCCGCGGCCGCGCCGCTTCTTGGCGCCAGCTTCGACCAGAGCGCGGCGGCGCTTGGCCGTTATGCCGATGAATCATCGTTGGTGATCGTGCGCAATGGTGGGATAGAGAGAAGCGCACGCTCTATTGCCGAAGCGCAAGGACTGGTCACCTTTGCGTCGATTGAACAACGTCAGGCGATGATGGCCGAGGGGGTGGCGACCCGCGCAAAAGTCGCGATCGACATGCAGGTGATCGCGGCCGCGGAGGAGACGGCCGCGGCAAAGGGCGTGGTTACCGCAGTCACCAAGGTTGGCACCGCCGCGATCCGCGAGAACACGGTCGCGCAAGAGGCAAACGCGGTCAGTTCGCGCACGTCCTATGAGCTTGGCGTGCTGCTCAGCGAGGGCGCGAGCGGTAACTTTTCGCGCGCGAAGCGATCCATCGCCGCGCTCGGTAACAGCACGGGACTGCTAGAGGCGGCGTTCACCGGCGCTGGCGCCGCCGTGCTCGCCTCTGTTGCCGTGATCGGTGGCGCGCTCACGATGTTCGTGAAGGGTGCCGCAGAAATCGACGATTTCAACAAGGCGCTCATTGCCACCGGTGGGTTTGCTGGTCTCACCGGCGCTGATCTCGTCGCGCTGACCACGAAACTCGGCGCGGCAAACGGCCATTTCGGCGATACGCAGAAGGCACTGACCGAGCTGACCAACGCCGGCAAGTTGTCTGGCGATGCGCTCGTGCAGGCCGCACAGGGCGCTATCGACTTCGCCACATTGACCGGGAAGGCGATCGATGATGGCGTCGCCGCGTTTGACCGCTTGGCAAAGGACCCGGTCAAAGAGGTCGTCGCGCTGAACGACCAGCTTCACTTCCTGACTGTTGCCGTCTACGAGCATATCGTCGCGCTCGAAAAGCAGGGCGACACGGAAGGCGCGGTCGCACTGGCCACGAAAACAATGGCCGATGCGCTGGCAAATCGCGTCACGGAGTACAAAAAGAATCAGGACGTTATTTCCGGCGGATGGGATGACATCAAACGCTCGATTGGCGGGGCCATCGACGCAGCCAAGACGTTCATGGCGAACGGCGCGCATCCGATAGACGCACTGGCCAATTATGCGAGTGCATTCACATCGTCCCTATTCAACGGCACCTCGATCGATGCCGAACTGGCCGCGCAGCAAAAGCTGAAGGTCGGGGCGGACGGCCTGACCGCTGCCGCCAAGGCGCAGACAGCCGCGGATACCGCGGCGACGATCGCGGCCGAACAGCGCAGCGATCACTTGATCGCCAGCTACGACAAGCAGGCCGAGAAACTGGCAAAGATCAAGCAAGAGGCGCAGGACCTTTTCACGATCTCCCAGCACGGTGGCGCATTGCCGGCCGGCGTAAATTTCAATGGGCCGGTGTCCGACCAACCACAAGGCCCAGGCTGGGACACAATCGTTGCCGGCATCAATGGCAAGCCAAAAGTCGATACCGAGAAAGCCGCGAAAGCAGCGGCGACGGCCGCAAACGAACTGGCGAAGGCCGAGAAGGCCCTTGACGATCAGCTCGACCACCTGCGCGGCACCGTGAGCGCGACCGCCAAGGCGCAGGCCGACTACGACGAGGGCACGCGCCAGTTGGAGACGAACGCGATCGGGCTGGCCATCGCCGGCGGCGACGTCGATGAGATCATCAGGAAGTGGCAGGAAGGCGAGGTGCTGTTGAGCAGCGACCTGACCAAGACGAACGCGGAGATCGTGAAGCGGAACAAGCTCACGAACGGGAACAAGGATCTGATCGAGCAGCTCGCCGCGGAGAAAAATAGACTGTCCGGCCTGACCGCCGCGCAGATCAATTACAACGCCGGGGTGAGCGAAGCGCACAAGCTCGCCGAGCAGGCGGCCAAGGATGGTGTGGCGGCCGATGCTATCGCGGCCGGCCTCGTCGATCGGCTCCAGAAACTGGCGGACTTGCGCGACTCCACCAACGCGAACAGCCTGATCGATCAATTCGGCAAGCCGTCCGAGTGGGACACCCTCGTGGAGAACCTCGGCCGGGTTGAGGACGCGATGAAAACTGCGTTTGACCCGGCGCAGTTGGCGGGGTTGTTGCGCGCGCAAGAAAAATTGAAGACGACGGAAGCGCAGCGCAGCGACGAAATGCTCGGCAGGGGAATTTCCAGCCTGCAGTCGATGGCGAAGGAAGGCACGGCCGCTTACACCGCGTTGGGCATCGCGCAGGACATCCTTGCGTATAGGGCCGCGATCACGGCTATCGCCACGCAGGGCGAGGGCGAGCCGTACTCGGCATTCGCACGTATCGCCGCGATGATCGCGCTCATGGCGTCGATCGGCATTCGCGTTGCAGGCGGCGGCGGCGGTAGCGCCCCATCCGCGCAGTCGGCCGCGGTCCGGCAGCAGACGCAGGGCACCGGCTCCGTGCTGGGGGATGCCACCGCCCAGAGCGAAAGCATCTCCAAGGCGGTAGAGATCACGGCCAAGGCGACCACCACGCTGGTCGGCCTCAACCGCGGGATGCTGACCGCGCTGCTCGCACTGCAGGCCGGTCTCGGTGCGGCCGGCAACCAGATCGCGCGCGGCGGCCCGCCCCCCCTCGACTCGCTTCCGGCGATCACCCCGGACGCCGGGTTCCTCAGCAGCATTTTCGGCGGCGACCAGTCGATCATCGATAGCGGTATCAAGATCGCCGGCGGCACGTTGCAGCAGATGCTGACGAACATCGTGGTCGGCGCCTACCGCACCGTCGAGACGGATGGCGGCTGGTTCGGCGGCACCGACACCAGCGTGGACGTGACCGACATCTCCGACACCTTCGGCAAGCAGTTCCAGCTGGTCATCCAGTCGATCGCTGACACGGTGCGGCAGGGCGCGCTCACGCTCGGCCTGCTGCCCGCGGACATCGAGGCGGCGATGGCAAAGTTCCAAGTCGCTGAAATCAATATCTCCCTGCAGGGGCTGTCGGCAGCGGACCAGCAAAAGGCGCTGGAGGCCGTGTTCAGCCAGCTCTTTGACGGCCTGGCCGGCGCCGTCGTGCCCTTCATCGGCCAGTTCCAGAAGGTCGGCGAGGGGCTGGGCGAAACGCTTATCCGCGTCGCTACCGAGGTGCAGGTCACGCAGGAAGCGTTCAAGCAGCTCGGCCTCTCGGTCAACGAAGTCGATCCGGAAAAGTTCGCGCAAATCAGTGACGCGCTCGTCGCTGCGGCCGGAGGGTTGGACAGCTTTATCAGCGGCATGCAGTCCTTCGTCGCGAATTTCGCGCCCGAGGGGCACAAGATCCAAGTGGAGAGCGATGCGCTCACGTCGGCGTTCACGCAGGTCGGCCTCGCTGTGCCGGCGACGCGCGACGGCATGTGGGAGCTGATGCAGTCGCTGGACGCCACGACCGAAGCCGGCCGCGCGCAGATCGCTACGTTGCTCCGGCTGGCGGGCGTGTCCGATCAGTATTACACCGACCTCGACAGCGCGGCCAAGACGCTCGACAGCGCGGCCAAGACGCTCGGCAGCATGGGGTTGCTGACGGGCGGGCTGTCTGATTTCGGGCAAGCGAT